AAACGACATTGTGAATTTGGTATTAACCAATAGCCAGTATTTTTATGGGCAGACAAAAGATGCTGCCACACAAAAGAAAGTGTTAATAGATATCGGTGTATCAGAACGTGTTGCACAAGCCATTATTGACAATACTCCAATCAAATTTTGGAAAATTATACCCCGTGTTACCTTGGCAGACTTTGATGCCAGCCGTAACAAATGGGGCAAGCTGGTTACTTTTTACATCAACAGCTATCTTGGATATCAAAAACGCGACTCGCGGCTGCCAGTTAGCCTACCCCCGGGAGCAGTCAAACGTTACGATTGGCTTTACACTGGTAAAAATAAAAGTGTTGTAAATTTTGACATTGACTTCAACTGCCTTTACTACACTGGTGTCAACGGGGATCGTGGCAACGGATCAGCTGCTACCGGTCCTGCTCAAACTACAGACGAAGGCAAAAATAAAGATAAAAAAGACAACGAGACTTCAAAATCTGTTGATCAGCACACCAGCGACACCAACAGTGGTACCATGCAAACCACAGCAGGCGGCATTGTTCAGCGCAGTGATAGTCAAAACGCAGCCAGCGCATTACAAAGTATCTATACCAGCAGTGCTGGCGACATGATCAACTTGAAGTTACAGATACTGGGTGATCCAGAATTCCTTAAACAAGATGATTTATTTTTGAACCCAACACAGGTTGATAAAGATGATCGCTATGCTGGCACTACTGGTAGTCTCAACATGGACAACGGTGAAATTTATTGTTGGGTCACTTTTAAAACTCCAAGCGATTTTAATGACAGCACAGGCTTGTACGATCTTGACAGCAAAAACAAATACGTAGTCAGTGAATTTAGCGGCTACTATCGAGTGTTAAAAGTTGACAGCGAGTTTAGGAATGGCAAATTTTTACAAACTCTTGAACTAGTTCGCTATCCCAAACAAGATCCAGTCAATAGACCGGCTGCTGATAAAACCGCATCAAAACGTGCCGGGCAAGAAGGTGCCACAGCAGAACAGTTGGCATCACAAACCAGTAATCCAGCTATATCTGGATCAGACTTAGAAAAATCCACCGAGCCAGTGACACCAGATCAAACAGTTGCAGCAACAGAAGATGCCACTGTGGTCAACGTGGGCACTGCTACCGGAAGCGATCTTGATGCTGCTTATGCAGGTGATGTTCCAAACACCACCGAAGACGAACAACTGGCCTCGGTGGCTGAGGCTCCCGAGGAAACACCCATCGATGAAGCAACCAGCGCGGACGGAAACACAGTGCCAGTTCAATCAACTGATGTCAAGGCTGCAAACGATGCAACCAATGCACAAGATGCTACAACTCAGATCACTGCATTGGCAAATGCCAATGACAGCTTGCGAGCACAAAACGAGGCTTTGAGCCAGCAGAATAGTGTGTTGGGCCAACAAGGCAATTTTGAACAAATACGTGCAAACAACGCAACCATTGCACAAAACAATGCCATACAAGCAGCCAACGGTGACCAGGCATTTGCACTGGCTGGAAAATACAAACTTGACATAGCAACCGGAACAAGAGTTGACGGCAGCACATACATCAAATTAGGATAACAAATGGCACAGGACAAGGTATCGGGCAGTAAAACGTCAAAACTCTATAATAGAGATGCAATTCCGGGTGTGAGATTTGACACAGCCACCATGTTGGGCATTGTCAAAGACAATATCAGCCCTGCTAGAGATGGACGTCTACGTGTATGGATCCCGGACATGGGCGGTGATGAAACCAATCCCAGTTTTTGGCGCACAGTAAACTATGCCAGTCCCTACATGGGCACAACTTATCAACCTGCAACCAGCGTAAACAACAATTATACCGGAGTTGCTCACAGCTATGGCATGTGGATGACACCGCCCGACATTGGTAACCAAGTGCTGTGTACATTTGTCAACGGTGACCCTGAACGTGGCTTTTGGTTTGCTTGTGTGTCGGGAGTGCTCAGTAACTGGATGTTGCCCGCAATTGGATACAGCAAAAACATAGACAAAACCACAGTCAGTGCCGAACTCAAACCCAGCATACTGCCTGACACCAATGTGCCGCCGCAGGTGTTGCCCGTGGCTGAATTCAATGAGAATTTCAACGGTACAGTCAATAGCACATTCTACACCAACAAAAAACCCATACACGAGTTCCAAGCCAACATTTTATTCAAACAGGGTCTAGATAGAGATCCTACCAGGGGTGCCATCAGCAGCAGCAGTCAACGTGAAACACCCAGTCATGTGTTTGGTATATCAACCCCGGGTCGTGCATTAACCAAAGATCCAGCAGATGATCCAGGCTATGCTGCTCGAGTTGCAGCAGGTGGTATCACAGCAGATCAATACAGCGTTCCCACACGCAAAGGCGGACACACCTTTGTCATGGACGATGGTGATGTTGACGGCAAAGACAATTTAATTCGCCTGCGTACTGCCAACGGACATCAACTGTTAATGAACGATGATCAAAATGTGATCTACATTGCACACAAAGATGGGTCAAGTTGGGTCGAAATTGACGAGACTGGCGTCAAAGTCTACACAGCTGGTGACATGAGCATACGCAGCGAGGGCAATTTTAACTTGCATGCCGACAAAGACATTAATATACAAAGTGGCGGTGCTATTAACATCGCCAGCGATACTTCTTTCACAGTCAACAGCGCCGCAGTCAAAGTGGGCGGCAGTGAGAGTGTATTGATTTATGGTGCCAAGACCAACATTGGTGCTGGCCAAATCACAGTCAGCAGCGACGGAAAACTAAACGTCAGCAGCGGTGGAGCAATGACCCTAAGTGGCACCACTATTGACATCAATGGCGGGTCAGGGGGCAACAGCATCAGTTACCCTGCATTGCAAAAAAACAAACTTGCAGACACCACATTTGATGACAAGACAACAAAATTATGGTACAGTGTACCACAAAGCGTTGACAGTGTTGTGACAATACTGCCCAGCCACGAGCCTTGGACACGAACAGGTACTCCTGCTCCTACCACTAAATCAGTTACCAGCAGCATTTGTGCTCCTAAAACAGCTGGCACACCTGGCAGCTACTCGTTGCCTGCACCCAATGGCAACAGCAAGGACAACGGCAAAGTCAAAGGCGTACCAACACCGTGGTCCACTGACACTGCTTTTATCAGCAAAGTACAATCAATTGCACAGACTTTGAACTGTAACTATATTGATCTTCTAGCCTGTATGGCCAACGAGACAGGAGCCACCTTTGATCCAGGTATTGTCAACAGCATTGGTGCCACTGGGTTGATACAGTTCATACCTAGTACAGCCAAAGGCCTTGGAACAACTACAGATGCACTGAAAGAATTGAGCCGTGTGGACCAATTGGATTGGGTATTGAAGTTTTTCCAAAGTCTAGGATTAAACAAGAAAGCGCCCGCACCCAAACTGCAAGATCTTTATCTTTGTATCTATTGGCCCGCAGCAGTCGGTAAACCTGACGACTACATTGTCAACGCAGCGGACAGCAAACAAGCACAGCAAAATGCCGGCCTGCGCTCGGCTAACGGCAGTATCACTTGTGCGTCAGTGGGTGCAGCAGCCGCCAAATGGTTACCAATCATACAACAGGCTTTGGCCAACGCAGGCGTACAAAGTCAAGCAGCGCCTGCGGCACCTGCAGGTGCAATAACATCGGGCACAGGAACTCCAATTACAGATGGTAGTGGTAAACCCATCATGAGCGGGTCCGCAACCTCTAAAGATGTGGGTATTACCAATGCTGCGGGACAAACTATTGTGCAGCCAACTTGCCCTGCCGAGTATTTGGCAAAAACAACAACGTTTAATCCAAGCGGTAACTTCAATTCAACAACTCCAAACTTGAGTCAACAGCAGGCCAAGGCCATGATGGCAGAGTTGGGCTACTTTGAAAGTCAATTCAACTACAGCTATACCTCCAGTGACGGAACACGCATAGGAAAATATGCAGTAGATGCACAGTACTTGGCCGATGCTGGTTATATCAAACCTGATGCTATCAAACAATACGGCACAGCCACACTGAGCAAAACTGCCAGTTGGACTGGTAAAGATGGCATACAAAGTCAAGATGACTTTTTTACTAACCAAGTTGAACAAGACAACATACAATACAACGAATTTACCACCAACTATGCAGCGTTGATAGCCAGTGGCGGCATCATGGCCGACGATGATGTTTGTACCGCGGCAGGCATGATGTTTGTTGCACATCAGATGCGTAGTGTGAAGACTGCAACTCTTTGGAGGAAAGACGGAGGAGTATTTGATTCACTGGCTCGTGATGGGGCAGTTTATTACAACCAAGGCCGTTATGCCATTGACGTATTGGCCGCTGGCGGCGCTGTAAGCAGTGTGGCACAAACAGCAGGACTAAGCGGCACAAATACCACTGGCATCAACCCTGACGATGTGTTTACTTTTGCTGCAAGTGGAACTGGAACACGAGCCGGATTTGATCAGCTTGGCGGTGATTTTAAAGACGCTGTACTCAAAATGGCACAAGATTTCAAAGCCAAAACAGGAGCCAAGATTGCTATTACTAGTGCTTATCGCAGCCCAGCAGATCAACAGGCACTGATTGACCGCTGGCATGCCGCAGGCGGCGGTCCCAACATGCCCACAGCAGGTGGTATTACCACGCCTTCGCTCAAGAAGAGCGCACACAATGACGGTATGGCCATCGACAGTGGACAAATGTCGTTGGTGGCAAGAACTGTTGAGTTATCCACATACGGACTGCGTTGGGGCGGCACATTCAGTAAGTCTGACCCGGTTCACATACAGTTGAACAACTTCCCTCTACAATAAATACATTATGGCAATACTATACAAAGGTTTTAGCACTATAAATCGCAGCAAAAAGTTTCGTGCTGTAGATATTGATTTGGTCAAGCAGGATCTGCTCAATCATTTTGGTATCCGCAAAGGCGAAAAACTCATGCAGCCAAACTTTGGCAGTATTATATGGAGCCTGTTGTTTGAACCGCTTACGGATCATGTCAACGATTTGATAGTCAATGACGTCAAAAACATCGTGGGTTATGATCCACGACTGGGACTGAAAAATATCACTATAACTGGTCAAGAACACGGTATTCAAATTGAACTAGATCTTGTATTCATACCCACCAACCAGTCAACCACACTCAGCCTGAACTTTGATGCCAACAGCAGCAAGCTGACCACTAGAGGCGCTTATTAATTAACTACGTAGATTTTGATTGTAATAAATACACAATAACGGATGTATTTAGATGTCAATCACTACTCGTCAGACCAACCTACTGGTAAACCAAGACTGGACACAGGTCTACCAAACTTTCAAACAAGCTGATTTCACCAGCTACGATTTTGAAACTCTACGCAAGACCATGATCGATTACTTGCGTAACTACTATCCTGAAGATTTTAATGACTTCACTGAGTCAAGTGAATTTGTTGCCTTGATTGATCTTATCGCATTTTTGGGTCAAAGTTTGTCATTCCGTGCAGATATGAATGCCCGTGAAAACTTTTTTGACACAGCAGAACGTCGCGACAGTATCTTAAAATTAGCACGTCTAATCAGCTACAATCCCAAACGCAATATTGGTGCCAGTGGCTACTTGAAGATTGACAGCTTGAACACCACAGAAAACCTATTTGACAGCAACGGCTTAAACTTAAGCAATCTGTTAATTTCGTGGAACGACACTGCCAACCCTGACTGGCAAGAACAGTTTACCACCATCTTAAATGCTGCCTTGATCAGCAATCAAGTGATTGGCAAACCTGGAAATACCAACACAGTAAACGGTATAGAAACTGACGAGTACAGTATTAACTTGACACCGGGTGTTATCCCACGCAGAACATTCAGCGCCATTGTTGAAAACAGCAAAATTGACTTTGAGGCCGTGAGTGCATCCAGTGTGGGGCAATCTTACATCTACGAACCTTCCCCAGTACCGGCTGGCAAATTCAATATCTTGTACCGAAATGATAATTTGGGCAACAACAGCATCAATACTGGATATTTTGTTTATTTCAAAGAGGGTACATTAAACACACAAGATTTTAACTTGAATCAAAGTTTGCCTAACCGTGTGGTCAGTGTCAATGTAAATAGCATCAATAACGATGATATTTGGTTATACCAATTGGATGTTACTGGCGCAGCATCAACACGTTGGTACCAAGTGCCAGCAATTGCCGGTATCAATGTCATCTACAATCAAAGCAGCAATCGTAACTTATATCAAGTCAACAGCCGCAGCAATGACCAAATTGATCTAGTATTTGGTGACGGTGCATTTGCCAACATTCCACAAGGCATTTATAGACTATACTATAGAACCAGCAACGGGTTAAGCTACAAAGTTACCCCTGATGAAATACAAAGTGTTACATTGAGCTTTCCTTATGTAAGTCGTAATAACAGTGTTGAAACATTAACCATGACTGTGAGTTTGAACTACACAGTATCAAACAGTCAGCCACGTGAGAGCATCGACGATATTCGTACCAAAGCACCTGCCAACTACTATACGCAGAATCGTATGATCACAGGCGAAGACTACAGCCTGTTCCCGTATACCAACTTTAGTACAATTTTGAAAGTCAAAGCAGTGAACCGCCAAAGCAGCGGAACCAGTCGCTTTTTGGATGTGCTTGATGTAACAGGCAAGTATAGTAGCACGAACATTTTTGGATCAGATGGCATACTGTACAGTCAAGCTCCTACCACCAGTACAACTTTTAGTTTTGTAACAGCAACAGACATTTACCAAGCCATTTACAACACAGTGGCTCCTTTGGTAACAACCAAGCCAGTGTTGCAATACTACTATGCCAATTTCCCACGCTATTCACCTCCAGCGCTGACCTCATGGAGTCGTACCACTGCTGCATCGGGTAGCAGTACTGGATATTTTGTAAATAGCAGCAACCAATTGTTGCAAATTGGACTTGGGGTAAGCAACAATTTACAATATATCACAACAGGTGCCATGGTGCGCTTCAATGCCGGCTCGGGCAAATACTTTGATGCACAACATCAAATTCAAACGGGCACAGCAACTTATCCTGGCGAACACACCTATTTGTGGTCCAGCGTGGTGATTGCCAATGGTGGTTACAGTGTGCAACTGAGCCAAAATATTCCCACTGGTGCAGTACCTGACACAATTATTCCAGTGTTTAAGAACGCATTGCCCACAGGCACATTTACTACACAAGTGGTGCGTCTATTGCAAAGCTATCAAAACATTGGATTGAGCTACAACAACACCAAGCAAGCATGGCAAATTATATTGCCTCAAGATTTGAACTTGGGCGCTTTCAGTCTCACTAACCAGGGCGATACCACTGGTTCAGGACTGGACAGCAGTTGGCTAGTGGCATTTACCTACAACGGTATCAGTTACAATATTGCTCATCGCGGACTTGAGTATGTGTTTCAAAGTGCAGGTGAAACACGATTCTATTTTGATCCCGATGTCAAGACATTTGATAGTAAAACTGGATTGACAGTAAATGACCAAATTTCAGTACTGAAGACAAACAGTCAGCCCGACAGTGCCAATCCAATTGGATTGGATCAACAGTGGTACATCTATAACAACGTGATCAATCCTGACGGATATGTGGACAATACACAGGTATTGGTAACTTTCCCAATGACCAATAATGATGGTATTCCTGACGATCCCGATCTGTTTACCAACATCATTGCACCCACAGTCAACTCAAACAAAAAATATGTATTCTTCCAACAGGTTACATCTGCAGATAATTTCTTAACTACTATTCCTGTTGACAATACAACCATTGTAACTGCCTATACAACACAGAGTCAGATCAATGCCAACAGAACCAGTTACATTCCTGGGCAGATATTTTATGCCACCAGTGAAAACGTGTTCTATCAGTACAACGGCAATTCAACCAATGTGTCAATGATCACCAACTACATTGCTGAAGTTGGACGCCAAGGCTTGCAGTTCCAATATCGCCACAGTAGCCCTAACGATCGTCGTATTGATCCTGCGCCCAACAACATCATGGACTTGTATATCTTGACCACACAGTACAGTGCAGACTATCTGTCCTGGATTCAAGACACTACAGGCACTGTAAAAGAGCCCAGCTTACCAACCAATGACGAGTTAAAAACTGAATACGGTAGTGGTTCAACCAGCCTTGAAAACTTCAAAGCACTGAGCGATACTATTATTTACAACCCTGGCAAGTACAAGCCGTTGTTTGGAGCCAAAGCAGATCCAAGCCTACAGGCAACTTTCAAAGTTGTTAAAAACCCCAATGTCAATGTAAGCGATAATGACATCAAGAGTGGAGTTGTTGCTGCACTTAATGCGTATTTCAATACAGCAAATTGGAACTTTGGGGATGTATTTTACTTCAGTGAACTCAGTACCTATTTGCACAACCAGCTGGCACCCAATGTGGCCAGCATTATTATTGTACCCAGCAGTACTGATATTGCTTTTGGCAACTTGTTGCAAATCAACAGCAACCCAAACGAGATCATGGTCAGCGCTGCCACAGCAGATAATGTACAGATTATCAGCGCAATCACAGCAGCACAAATTAATCAAACCCTAGCAGGATTGGGAATCGTAATTTAATATGGCACAAATAAAGACAAGCAATTTCTTACCCGAAGTATTTAAAACAGATACTAATCAAAAGTTTTTAAATGCCACTCTAGACCAGCTGGTTACACAGCCTGATTTAAGAAACGTCAACGGCTATATTGGTCGTAAGTTTGCTCCTACTTTTAAAAGTACAGACAATTATCAACCTGAACCCAATGTGCTACGTCAAAATTATCAGCTGGAGCCCAGTGTTGTTGTAAAAAACAAAATCACAGGCGATACTGAATTCTTCAGCAGCTATATAGATCTATTGAATCAAGTGGGTCACTACGGTGGGTTAACAAACAATCAAACAAGACTATTCACTAGCGAAAGCTACAGTTTTGACGGCTTGTTTGACTTTGATAAATTCATTAACTTTAACCAGTACTACTGGTTAGAAAATGGTCCAGATGCTGTGCAAGTATACGGTAGCGCAGTGCCAACTACAGAGACGTTTACGGTTACTCGTAATACTGCAACTGGTACATACAGTTTCAGTAACGCACAAGGTGTAGAAAATCCCACTATACGTCTTGCCTACGGTGGAACATACAATTTCGTAGTTGACCAACCTGGATATCCTTTTTGGATACAGGCCAGTTCTGGCGTGAGCGGAATCAAAGACAATCAAACCAACTTGACCAGTCGCGATGTACTGGGTGTGACCAATAACGGAACAGATGTTGGTACAATCACGTTCCGAGTGCCGCAGCCCAACGCACAAGATTTTTATGTGCGTATGCCTCTAGCAGGCAGTGCCGATATCAGCACCATGTTGAGTTATACTCAAATACAGGGAAAACGTTTGAGCAGTATTGTTTCGTTATTTGAAAATGGTATTGACGGCGTCGCTGCACCCAACCAACTCAATTTAAAATCATTGATTTTTGTCAACAATGACTTAGACGACAGCAAATGGATTGAAGGTACCTATGGACTTATTCCAACTGCTCAAAGACGCAATGCTTGGCAAATCACACTCAGTTCAACTAACGGTGTAATTGATGCTGATCCTATTGTAAAATTAAATCCATTGGTGCAATCTTTTGCAATCTCTGCATTACAGAAAGTTTTTGTACGTGGCGGAAATTCGCGTGCAGAGTACACCTACTATTTGGCCAATGACTATTTGTCTTTGAATTTATTCAATTTGATGCCAGACATTACAGCACCTTTGTCCAACTTGTATTATCAAGATGGAGTTGGTGCCAGTTTTGTTGGCGAAATAGATCTATTGGATCCAACATCGGTCACCATCAACGTTGATGCCAACATTGTTGGTAGTAAAAATTACAAGAGTCCCAATGGGGTTACATTCACAAACGGACTCAAAGTGACGTTTGATGACAGTGCTGTGCCCAACACCTATGCTGGCAATACCTACTATGTTGAAGGTGTTGGCAGCGCAATACGTCTGCTGGATGTCAACAACTTTATAACTCCCGAATCTTATGCAGCAAATGGCCTTGCTGCACAAGACTACATCACTGTCAATCGCGGTAGCCAAGATTTAAACCCTTGGACACGCAGCAATCGTTGGTTCCATATTGATGTCATTAACACCACAGCTGCCTATAACAATGTCAATCCAATATTGTCTCAAAACCTACGTGCCAGCCGCCCAATTATTGAATTTGAAGCTGACCTACAGTTGTACAATTTTGGTCGTCAGGCCAAAACGCCAGTGGATCTATTGGATTTTACCATTGTTGACAGCCGCAATACTGTGGAATTACAGCCAGCTGGTTATACGCTGGGTGGTGTCACTCTGACACAGGGCATGCGAGTTGTTTTTGCCAACGACTTTGATCCAACTGTACGCAACAACATATTTGTAGTCAATATTGTTTATCTGCCAGGTCTTGGGGGAAATGTCATTAACTTGGTATCAGCCAGTGATGCCACAGTAGCCATCAATAATAATCTTGTGGTATTACGCGGTACCAACAAAGGTGTTGAGTACTGGTATAACGGTACTTGGATTCAGGGACAACAAAAAACTGGTGTAAATCAATCACCTTTGTTTGATGTGATTGACAGTACAGGCACCAGTGTTGGCACATATACCGGTGCTTATTATGCAGGCACAACAACTCCTTTTGCTGGAACAAAAATTTTCAGTTACAGTGTTGGCACCGGCAACAACGATACTGTATTGGGGTTCCCGTTAAGTTATAGAAACTTTAATCAAATTGGTGATATTCAGTTTACAAACAACTTTGATACCGACACAATTGATTATGTTGACGGAGCCGGCACCGCACAGTCCAGTGTCAACATCAATACATTGGGCACCCTACAACAAAATAAAAGTTTAACTGCCTACACATCACGCAACTCATGGACCACCAACACAGAACCAAGCAAACAGTTCCAAGTTATTGGCAACATCTATGACGGTAACAACGCATATTTTCAAATTGATATTGCACAAAATAGTGAGGTCACTGTACCCTACTTTCGAGTATACAAAAACGCAATACAAATTACTGGTTGGGAGTTTGTCACTGTTGGCACAATCAAATATGTGCATGTCACTGACGCAACATTGAGCACGGGCGATCAAATTGACATCTTGGTGTATAACAGCAGCAGCACCAGCAATTTGGGCTATTACGAAGTTCCCAAGAACTTGGACTTGAACAGTCAAAACTCTGAATTCAAAAGACTTACGCTGGGGCAACTACGTAACCATGTCAGCACCATGGTGGCCAACAGTAATCAAATTACTGGCAGCTTTCCAGGCGCAAGTAATCTACGCGATACTTATATCAAGGCACAAGGCGGCAGCATCCTGCAACATGCAAGCCCAGTGTTGTACAGTGAATTGTTCTTGGTGGATGACAAAACCAATTTTATTGACTCATTGAATTTGGCACGACACGAATACAGCAAAGTCAAAAATAAAATTATTGAATTAAGTGGTAGATTGTCTGGACTTGATTATACCAATATTCCAGTGTTGCTTGACACCTTGTTGAAAAATATCAATGCAGTCAAAAACAAATCGTTTGCTTGGTACTACAGCGACATGGTGCCATATGGAGATATCAAAAACACCATCACTTATACTGTATTGAGTGCAGAAATTGTTGACTACGAGATCAGCAGTATTTTCAGCGACACCACTCTCAGTAACCTTGCAGTATTAGTGTACAAAAACAATGTACAGTTGATTAAAGGTATTGACTATGTGTTTGACACTAATCGCGCTGGTATCACATTCTTGACTCCGTTAGCAATTGATGACGTGATCACCATTAACGAGTACAGTGACACTGACGGGAACTATATTCCTGAAACTCCAACCAAGTTGGGCTTATATCCTAAATTTACCCCAAGCAAGTATTACGATACAACCTATGCCAGTCCCATATATGTGATACAAGGGCATGATGGAAGTATCACTCCCGGCTTTGGTGACTACCGTGATGATTTGTTGTTGGAGTTTGAAAAACGCATCTACAACAACATCAAAGTTGATTATGTTAAAAATGTATTTGACATATACAATTTCTTACCTGGTAAATTTAGATCAACTGAATACAGCAATACCGAGTTTACACAGTTATTGACCAACAGCTTTTTGACTTGGGTTGGCGGAAATCGTGTTGACTATATCTCCAACACAACTTTTGTTGCCAGCGAGCCGTTCAGCTGGAATTACAATCGTTTTGTTGATACCGTTAACGGTGCCAAACTGCCTGGATACTGGCGTGCCATCTACAAGTATTTTTACGACACTGATCGTCCACATACCAATCCTTGGGAAATGGTTGGATTTACCGAACAGCCCACATGGTGGGAAACACGTTACGGCCCTGCACCCTATACCAGCGGTAACAAAGTGCTCTGGGGTGATATGGAAATTGGGTTGATTTGGAACAACGGAGATGTCTCTGTTGACAAACGTTTTGCACGTCCCGGATTAAGTTCAATTATTCCAGTAGACTATACCGGAGCACTATTGCCTCCAAGCAACTTCTTGGTCAAGAGTTTTAGCAGTAACAATGCCAGTGGCAATTTTAAAATTGGCGATCAAGGACCAGTGGAAACTGCATGGCGTCGCAGCAGTGATTTTCCTTACGCTATGCAACAAGCCTTGGCTCTAGCAAAACCAGCTTTCTACTTTGGTACACTGATGGACATTGGGCGTTACTATAAGAATATTGATCTAAATCAATATGTTGTCAGCGACACACTACAACGTGTGACACCTGCAATAATCAATGTAAATGGTACCACCAATGGCAAAAACACCATACTACGTGCCGCAGGCTACATAAACTGGATTGCTGAATACCTACGCAATCAAGGTATTGATCCTGGTACCAAACTGTATGAATATCTTGACAATGTCAATATTCAATTGGCCTATAAAATGGCTGGTTTTACAGACCAAACTTTTATGCAGGTGATTGCAGAACAAAGCAGTCCCTCTAGCACCAACAGCGGAGTGGTTATCCCCAACGAGAGTTATGCCATCAAGCTGTACAAGTCAACTCCTATCAAAACTGTAACCTACAGTGGTGTCATTGTTGAACGTACTGCTACAGGATACACAGTGAGCGGGTTTGATACAGATGCACCTTACTTTACTATTATTCCAAGCCTGGCCAATAATAACAGTTACAGTTTGACAGTATTGAACGAAAAAGGTGTCATATATCAAGACTATCAACAGTACAAAGTAACTATACCTTATGGATTTGAATTTACAAATCGCCAACAGGTGGTGGACTTTTTGGTGAGCTACCAACGTTACTTGCGTGGCATTGGGTTCCGTTTCACTGATGTTGACCCCGATCTTGGCGTTCAACGTGACTGGTTACTGAGCGTACAAGAATTTTTGATGTGGGTGCAGCAGGGTTGGCAAGCCAGTAGCGTACTGGTATTGAGCCCGGTACTTAACCGAGTAACATTATTCAGTGCATCAGGTGTTGTTGACAAGATTCAAAATCATCCTGGGCAAAGTCGTGTACTTGACACCAACTACAACTTTGTCAAATACAGCCAATTGAGTGTAAACCGTACCAGCTTGGCTACAGGCAATACATTTGTATTGAATGCAAATAATGGACAAACACTGGCTTTGGTAAAAGTAGATGTAGTTGAATACGAACATGTCATGATATTTGACAACGTGGATATTTTCAACGATGTCATCTATGTTCCCGAACTGGGCAATAGACAGTACAGATTGAAACTGGTTGGCAAGAAAACTGGCGCTTGGACAGGTGCAATGAATCCTCCAGGCTTTGTGTTCAACAATACCACAGTGGATGCTTGGCAACAAGGCACAGACTACTTGATGGGCAGTTTGGTACAATACAAGAGCAACAACTATACAGCACTACAAGATGTTGTAGCATCGGGAACATTTGATACTACCAAATGGGCCTTGGTACCCGGCAACGGACTAAAAACAGGCCTGTTGCCTAATTTTAGCTACAATGCTGAGAAGTTCAATCGCTTTAATGATGTTGACAATCCCGAACTACTGGGCGACTTCCACTTGTACAGTGACAGTGCCATTGGCTTCCAGCCACGCGATTATTTGACAAACTTTGGTATTGACGAAGTCACACAGGCCAAGTTTTATCAAGGGTTTATTCGTGAAAAAGGCACATTAAATTCTATCTATGCGTTTACCGCAGCCGGTTTCAACGGCATTACCAGCGACATCAGTATCTACGAAGAATGGGGTATGCGTGTTGGCGAGTACGGTGCATTGGACAACAATCGCAGCGTTGAACTGATTCTAACTGAAGGCACCTTCAACGGTGATCCTGTCACATTCACGCTATTGCCCAACAACGGCTCTAGCATCAGCGGCATAATTGGTGTACAACCCTCAAAATTGTACAAGACCGAAGGCACATTCCAACCCAACATCTATTTAAATCGCAATGCCGGCAGCATCTACAGTAACGATATTCAAACAGCAGGCTATGTTGATATAAATGATGTTACTACCACAATCTTTAACATCAATAATCTAGCAGCATTGTCTTCCAATATTGGCAAAATTGGTATTGGATCTACAATTTGGACCGCTAATGATGTTAACTCAGATTGGAACGTGTATCGAGTCAGCGAAACTGATGTTACAGTACAAACAATATCATATGCAATTGACAACATTGGAACAGTCACAACAGACAAACCACACGGTTTGGCCTATAACGATATCGTTGCAATTAAAGGATTTGATGTACGGGTTGATGGATTCTACCGAGTATACAACATTGTTGATGCCTTTAATTTTAGCATAGTATTTTATGGGCAAAATGCAACACAAATCAAACAGGCCATTACCATTGTTGGCACCGGTCCGTTGTTCATGTTGCAATCTGTACGTATCAAATCTCCAACAGATCTAAACAGTATTACTCCAGCACACGGTTGGATCAACAATGATAAACTTTGGGTGGACAATGACAATCTAACTAACGGTTGGGCTGTGTATAACAAAAGTACACCGTGGTCAGGTAACGTCAGCCCGCTAAACCCTAGCATGAAACTGAACGCAAACAGTTATGCAACGGGCACAGGATTTGGTACAGTCACCACAATCAATACAGCAGGAACTTTTGCAGCGGCAGGATTGCCTACGCTGAACATGGGTAATGTGATTGCATTTGTTGCCAACATCACCAACGGCAATGTGTTTACTGCGGTTGCAAACATTGGCGCACATCCAGGAAATAGTGTAAACAAGTTTGGTGCAAGCCTTACCACAGCAGGTAATCTGTTGTATATTGGCAACCCTGGCACAGGCACACAATACGGACGTGTACACATTCATCAGTTTAACGGCAATGCCAGCTTCCCTTGGATTCAAACACTAACAAGCCCATGGAGTAGCAACGCCAGCGATGCTTATGGCACCAGCATTGATGCCAGTGCAGATGGTACTTGGTTATATGTTGCTGCACCCAATGCGGGCAATGTGTATGTGTATCAGGCCAATGCCAATAGTTATTACAGCTATGCCAATACTATTACAGTTGGTAGCAGCAGTGCAGCACAATTTGGTTACAATGTAAAAACCACCAGTGATGGCCGTCAAGTTGCGATTGGTGCTCCTTATCAAGCAGTCAACGGCGTAAGTGCAGCAGGTGCAGTCTATGTGTTTGATCGCAGCGTTGAAGCATTTATTGCTAACGGTGTCACATATACAACACAGTACACAATTGGAACTACCAGCCGTGTGACAGTGAACGGTAATGTTGTGTCTACAGGTTATACCGGCACCGGCACTACCACATTGACATTTGCTACTGCTCCTGTAGTTGGCAGTTTGATCACAGTTGAAACCAACAAGATACAGTTGCTTGAAACACTGACAGCACCCACACCCAAGAGCGGTGCAGCATTTGGTACAACAACTTACATTGCTGGTAACGATGCCGACGTGTATGTTGCAAGTCCTGGTTACAGTGTACCTGGCTACTACAGTGGTATCGTGTATCGCTTTGTGAACCAAGGCGCCAGCTATGGCACAATTACCAGCACAAACTACTCGCCTGTGATCAACACTGGAGATAACTTCCGCATCAACGGATTTGAAATTGTATCACAAAGCAACACTGTAGCCAATCTTGCAGCCACAATCAACAGCGCAAATATTCCAGGTGTTACTGCGATTGCACAAGGATATGGCGCACTGACATTGACCAGCAATGTAACCACCCCGTATCAAAAGTTGGTAATTGGGTCTGGATCGGGAAACTTGTTGGCCAACTTGGGCATGATGGTATACAACAACGTACAGACACTGCAACATCCTGCACAGGACAGCGTGGCCGAATACGGTAGCCAAGTGTTGGCAAGCCCTGACAGCTCAAGTCTAGTGATTGCAGCCAATGGTGGTAGTACACAAAACATCACAACTTTTGACACTGCAACAACCACTTTTGATACCAGCACTGGAATCTTTATTGACACAATTGAAGGTTCGGGCATGGTATACATTTACGGTCTAGTAAACGGAGCTTTTTCAAGCACTGCACAAGATCAATATGTATTAATTCAACGTCTGCAAAATAATCAATTGAGCAGCAATGACCAATTTGGTTACAGTGTGGCAATGAATGCCAATGTCATGTTGGTTGGTGCTCCTGGCGACAGCAACACCATGACATTCAGCACCATCAATGGTGCATACACTCCTATTCCAAGTGCAGGTACATACTATACCTACAACAACTTTAGCGGCAATGTGGGCTGGGATGTTGTTGAACAACAAGTGGATAAAGTTGATATTGACAGCATTGGTAGAATGTACTTGTACAATGCAAATACCAATGTGATTGTGACTCAGCTGGATTATATTGATCCTGCTAAAGGCAAAATACTGGGCGCTGCACAACAAGATCTAGACTATATCACTGCATACGATCCTGCAAGCTACAATGCAGTCAGTGGTATTGATAATATCCCCAACCTTGCAAACAGTTTGGATTACCATTGGGGTCCAGACCATGTTACTAAGACTTGGTGGAATACTGGAGTAATGCGCTACATTGATTATGAACGTGGCGATTTGATTTATAGTGCAAATAACTGGGGCAAGTTGTTCCCAGGCAGCACAATCCAAGTCTGCGAATGGGTTGAAAGTGACATGCCTCCCAGCGCTTATACAGGATTGGGAACTCCGCTATACTCCGACAACAGTGCTTACAGCATTGTGACCACAATCAACCCTGAAACCAAATTGGCTACCAGCAAGTACTACTACTGGGTTACAGGTAAAACCAGTGTTGAACCTGACAGTGTACACATCAACACAATCAGTACAATTCAAGATTTGATAACCAATCCACAGGCACAAAATATTCCTTATGCAGCAGTGGTACGCAGCGATACTATCAGTCTACACGGTATCAGCAACTATCTAAGTGGAAATAGTACTGTGCTACATGTTGACTACGACACATTGAAAAATTCACATGTGATCCATAGCGAATACCAATTGGTGCAAGAAGGCAACCCCAATAGCCCAATTCCCAAACGCATCATCAACAAGTTGATTGACAGTTTGAGCGGTATTGACGCCAATGGCGTGGCAGTTCCTGAATCAGTGTTGACTCCGCAGAGCAGTATTGGACTTGGGGTATACCCAAATCAAACACTGTTTGTAAATCGTTTGTCGGCACTGAAAAACTGGGTTGAGTATGTAAACGGCATACTGATACAGTATCCCATTGTTGAAGAATTCAACATCAGTGGCTTGTACCAATCTGCTGCTTTGCCTGACTTGTCAGCATACGATTTGCAAGTTGCAACACATGCCGAACTTGGCTATGTAGAAACCGACTACTTGACAGCAGGTTATGTGGCCTTGGTCACAACAGACGAGACACAGCAAGAACTATGGACCACATACACATGGAATGGTACTGCTTGGGTTTTGACCACGGTACAAAGCTACTACACACCGTTCTATTGGAGCAAAACAGACTGGTACGACAGCACCTATGACAGTACAGTATTGCCCACATACGTGGTCAACACCACATCGGATGTTGCTGCACTGACATTGGCTGTTGGTGACACAGTCAAAGTGTTAAACAACGGCAACAGTCAATTTGTTGTTTATCGTGTAAACAGTGACTCTACTACTAGCCTAGTGGGCATTCAACAGGGTACTATACAGTTAAACAGCAACTTGTATACTACTGATGTTGCTGCCAACGAGATACGCATTATATTTGATGTATTGATGAACTATATTTTTATTGACACACTAAAAGTCAATTTTAATAACATGTTCTTCTTCTTGATCAACTATATTTTAACTGAACAACCAAACATTGATTGGGCATTTAAAACCAGCTTTATCAGTATCTTGCACAAGTTGCGTAAGTTGGACCAACCAGCTAACTATGTACCAGACAATCAAACCTATTACGAAAACTATATCAATGAAGTCAAACCTTACAGAACCAGTATTCGTAACTACCTGATTGACTATCAAGGCAACGACGAGTACTATGGCGATACCACAGACTTTGACATTCCTAGCACTTATATAAATGATTTTGGCGGTTATCGCAGCCCAAATAGCAGCAACGGACTGGATTATACATGGTTAAGCACACTACCTCAGTATAGCCAATGGTATAAAAACTACACTTACGGTATCACCAGTGTAACAGTGGCCAATATTGGCGCCAACTACACACTTACACCCACTGTGACTGTTGTTGGCGGCGGAGGCAGCGGCGCAAATGTACGTGCCCTAGTAAACTTTGGAAACAACACCATTGAGGCGTTCCAAGTAATCAACCCTGGTTCAGGATATACCAGCCAGCCCACTATCTTTATTAACGGTACAGGTACTGGTGCTACAGGCTATGCAACATTAAAAAATCACTACATGATTGAAAGTTTACCAACCACAGCATTGACTGCAAACAGCAATGTCACAGTGTATGTTGGCAATTTGATCACACAGCCCAATACTGGTGCATACGGTACTGTGTACTCGGCCAGCACTGGTAATTTGATTACGTTGATTGATACCACAGGAACATTTAACACCACTGACTACATTTTTAGTGATGCTGCCAATTTACATACCAATGTAACCACTATCAGCAGTTATACACAGTTTGTAAATCAAAGTTACAATACAACACGCTCCATGGCAGTCACATTGAACTTTGATCGTGTCAGCTACAGCAGCAACGTGATTACTTGGCAACCCAATATCACAGTGGCCAACAGCACAGTTGTAAGCTATAACGGACAAGCGTATCAAGCAACCAGCAACGTATACAGCACTGCTATTTTGACCTTGAGTGGAAACGTAAGTGCCAGCGTTGGCAACTATGTTACACAGGCCAACACCACAGCCAATGCTCAAGTTATTGCCATCAGCAGCAATTTGCAGTTGATCACAGTGGCCAACTTGTCCAGCAACTTTGTGCGTCGTAGCGGAAATATTGCAGTCAACGGAACTCCAACCAATGTGCGCCCGGTTGTGGTCAACAACATATTTGACTATACCAAATACAACAAGATAACATCTACACAAGTTGGCACAGCAGCAGATCGCATCAACGCATACTACACACCCACTGCCAGTATGCCCAGCAAAGATTTGGCGCAGTTGATGACTGGTGCAGAATATCCAGGCGTCACAGTGGCTGGAGTAACCTACGAGGCCAACAGCAGCATATTCAGTAGCAATTTGATTTACTCACAATCAAGTACCAGTGCAATTTATAGTGCCAACATCACTATCCCAACAGTGCAATTAACGATTGCAAATGTTGAAACACTATATACTGGCAACGTTATTACTCAAGCAGTGACTGGTGCGACCGGTAACGTATACAGCACCAGCACTGGTAATATAGTTACTTTAGTGAATGTAGTGGGCAGTTTTGACAACACTCACTATATTTTCCGTGATTCATCAAACTTGGCCACCACAGTGGTCAGTAGTACATCGTTTAATCAAACAACTACTCAAAACTTGGTGGACTTTACCAAATTGAATTACACCGCTGGACAGCCTCTAGTGTTGGTAAACCGAGACAACAGCACTCAGTACAATTTGGTCATTAATGAAATTGATCCTTGGAGGATAATTGTTGGCGGTGCGTTACCAACTACCACAATTGGTGCCAATTTGTCTTTGAAATACTACGACTACAACAATCCGTTGTACTTGGACAGTATCATTCAAAATACCTACACCAACAGCAACACAGCAATCAATATAGATGGCGGTGCCTATTATGACACCTACAGCGGACATGGCCCTGAAGAACTGGCACCTGGGGTCACATTTGACAATCTAAATATGTTGGTCACAACCAAGTTTAGAAATAATACAGCTATTGGAACTTATCGTATTGTACACAATATGAATGCCAATGCAGCAAGTACCGATACCACAGTGTGGCCACAGTACTATGGGGTCAGCGCAAGTCATACCACTACATTAAGCGCCAATTTAAACATCACAGACAGCAATGTTCATGTTACCAATGCCAGAGCACTAACAACCCCAAATCCTGCAAGTTTGGTGCCCGGCGTGGTCTACATTAACGGTGAAAAGATTGTGTTCTGGGGCTTGGACACAGTCAACAACGTATTGTTTAATATTCGCCGCGCTGTTGATGGTACTGGCGCAGCCAACGTACACGCAGCTGGATCCACAGTGGTTGAATCTGGAATCAATCAGCTGATTCCGGGCGGAAACATTGTCCACACCACAACTTGGCTAGATCTACCAGTGGGTGCAGCGCAGAATATGACTGACAATTTTGGCACACTGATTGTGGATAATTTTGGAAATATTCTTCAAACTACTGGTGCAAATCCAGGCGCAGTAACAGATGGACAGGGCTTGGAAAACTCAACTACAGTTCAAGCACAATTTATCAGAAACTTGACCTAAATAAATATACAAAAGGCATAGAGATTTAACATGACAATTACAATTACAAACTTACCGTTACAAGGTACAGTTTATGACAATACACTGATTCCCGTTGAAACTTCGGGCACAACCGGACATATTGCAGCCAGTTCAATCAAGAGTTATGTAAGCTCGGCTACATTGACTTCGGTCACTGCAACCTCGGGAACTTTTGGCAGCATGGGCGTTACTGGTGCAATCACCGCTGGAGGAGCAATCACCGCTGCAAGTCTTACCACTAGCGGAGATGTTCTAATTAACGGAAATTTGATCATAGTTGGACTTGAGAATGTCAGTGGAAATTTAACAGCCGCTAATATATTTGGTAATTTGTCAGGTAACCTGACCGGTAATGTGCAAAGCCCTTCTTCGGGTGGTAATGTTACTATTGGTAACTTGACAGCTTATGTCACATACCCAAATCAGCCCTATATCACTAACTTGGGCAATATCACCCTCAACAGACTAACAGCCAATGCCAACATTGCCGGTGGCAACTTGTCTATTTCGGGTATCAGTGTATACGGCGGTGCCATATTGCCCACCAGCAACGCAGCAGCAGTCAATATTGGGTCCACTAGCAATTGGTTCAACAACATCTATGGTACCGCAGTTCACGCACTCTACGCTGACTTGGCTGAACGCTACACCAGTGACAGTCAATATCTTCCAGGCACTGTGGTGGTTTTTGGAACTGACACCGAGGTCACAGCCAGTTACCAGCCAGGCGATGTGCGTGTGGCAGGTGTAGTAAGTACCAATCCTGCTTACACAATGAATGCTGGCATTGACGGAGTTGATGTAGCACTGCAAGGACGTGTGCCCTGTCAAGTAACTGGCACTGTGAACCGCGGAGATATGATGGTGACAAGTGCAATCCCTGGGGTAGCAATGGCCAGCAGCGCACCTGCAACAGGTTCTGTAATTGGCAAGGCCCTGGGAACACATACTGGATCAAGTGTGGGCTTGATAGAAGTAGTTGTGGGCAGAATTTAACGATAAATATAAAATAACTAGAGAACCAAACATGAGCAAAGATACAGTACGCCAACCAGACGATCTAAGTGGAATTTATGTAGCAGGCCACATCAAAATTTTCAACCCTGAGTCAGGCGAAGTGTTTGTCAACAAACGCAATGCTATTCACTACGAAAACATCAGTACAGCATTGGGTTACATGTTGGCCAACAAGGGTCAAAACTACATTTACGAAATGCACTTTGGCAATGGCGGTACCAGTGTTGACCCAACCGGCGTTATCACTTACTTGCCACCCAACACCACAGGACAAAGCAGTAACCTGTACAGTGCAACCTACAGCAAAGTGGTAGACGATACTGCTGCGGCCAACGGAAATCCTGCACAAAACTACATACAGGTTCGTCACATTCCGGGACAAGTCTACACCGATATCTTGGTCAGTTGTTTGTTAGATTACGGCGAGCCTGCGGGACAAAGTGCGTTTGACAACAGTCAAACTTTGACAGATACTTATACTTTTGACGAACTGGGCTTGTTTGGACGCAGCACTGATGGTACTACAGGACTGACAACTACAGGCCCCATGCTTACACACGTGGTTTTTCACCCAGTACAAAAATCATTGAATAGACTTATTCAAGTGGATTACACAGTTCGTATTCAAACACTAACCAACTTGAGCGCGATTGGATAATAAATGTCATACTTAATTAATAAAACAACCGGTGAACTACTAGTTACGCTACTTGATGGTACTGCTGATGGTCCGGACATAAACCCTGGCTTGAATGTAGCCGACATTGATTTGTTTGGTAAAAACTATCCCTTGTATGGTCTTTATCAAAATGAAAATTTTATCAAATTATTGCAAAACTTTGCTGGAACTACTGCACCAGCTAAACCCTTGCAAGGTGAGTTATGGTATGATCTCACAACTGGCCTATTAAAAATCTACACTGGCACACAATTTATTCCAGTAAGCCCGGTAATTATTTCAAACTCAGCACCCACTACCACACTGGTGGGAGCGCAATGGTGGGATATTACCAACCAACAGTTGAGCATGTGGAATGGTAGTTCTTTTACCTTGATCGGTCCAGCGTATAAAGCGCCCGAAGGCAAGAGTGGTGCAATCGTTGAAGATGTTCTCGACACTGTGGCAGTGACCCATACCATCATCAAGTTCTATCACAATAACAACGTGGTGGCAATTAGCAGTTTTGACCCAATATTTACACTCAGTGCAGCCAACCCCATAACAGGTTTTAGCACAATTGGCCCAGGATTTACCTTGGCAACAGGTGTGGCCAACAACTTGTTTTACGGAACAGCAGTCAACAGTCAACAGCTGGGCAATATTGCCGCTGTCAACTATGCCCGCAATGATATTGACAGCACATTCTATGGCAATGTCACAATTGGTGGCGGCAATCTTGTGATATCAACCAATGCCAGCATTGGTACTGCTAAATTTCTCAACAACAACTTAAATGGCAACATCAGCTTCCATGCCAACATTGGCGGTGTAAGCACTCGTGTGTTGCACATCAATGCTGTCACCAGTGAAGTTGTGGTCAACACCAATCCTACTAGCTCTTTGGGTGTTGTCACCAAGCAGTACAGCGACAACAGTATTGCAACAGCAATCGCACCACTTGCTCCAAGCTATAGTCCAACATTCACTGGAGTACCCACAGTACCAAATTTGGTATTGGCCAGTGCAAATACTGCACAGGTTGCATCAATGGCATCTGTACAAAATGCCATCACCAACGGAAATACTGCACCTTGGCTGGGAAGTCAAAAGACAGTAAGCACAAGTTTACCCACTAACGGCTCAGGCAACCCCGGCGACTTCTGGTTTCAAATCTAATATATGACTATACCTAATGCAGCAGCTAGATACGGCCTAGGAGTCACATACGTAGAAAACTCCGGGACTTGGAATCCACTTAAAGGTATGTGGATTAACAATGCAGACGGAACTTGGCATCCAGTTAAAACTGGCTGGGTAGCACACGAGGACGGAACTTGGGAGCGTATCTACCCAACCCCTAAAGGTATTTTTACACCCAATGTGGCCAGTCTCAATGCCAGTCCCTATCAATATCATTACACAGGCAATCTAAAGTTTCAAGTTACCAATACTGGCGACTATACTTTGGTCATTAACAATGCTTCAGTCACTGACAACTTTGGAAATTACAATACATCAACTTTTACTTCATCAAACGCATTTCCAATCACACTAGAGACCAATGCATCTACAACTTTTACTAGCATCATCTATGGCGGTATTAGTGGTGGCATTTTTACAGGCGGCAATATTGGCACTTTTACTGGCAATATCAATTTCACAAACTACACAGGGTATCTAGGTTATGCAAACGTAAATTATCCAGTGGTGGTAAATGTGTTACCCGACTTCAACGGCATTGGGTCCAATGTAGCTGCATTGTCAAATGTGTCTTATTATCAATACGAGACACCAACAGCACAAATTGTCACAATTACCAATACTGGCAATGGCGCCGACTTGCATATATCAAATATCACTAGTCAACACGGTTATGTTATAGCATCCACAGCAAATTTGACAGCAAACGTTATTGGATATAATTTTAACACTTACACAGGAAACGTTGCTCAACTGGCAGTAACACCAGTGGCAGGATTGTCCACTGGAACATACAAAGATACGGTAGTGATCACTAGCGATGCCCTAAATGCTCCAGTATATAAAATACCGGTCACTGTCAATGTAATTACACCAAATGGCAGGGATGTTCTTGAGACCGAGGGCAGCTATACTTGGACAGTTCCTGCCCATGTATATCGTATTCGTCTGTTCTCAGTTGGTAGCGGTGCTGGGGGTGGTGCCGGAGTGTCAAATTATTCTACACAGCAAGGCGGATCCGGGGGCGGCGGTGGATCAGGTGGATACCAATACAGTTCCAGCTTGACTGTTGTTCCTGGAGAAACATTGACTATATCCATTGGTGTTCCGGGCGGAGCAGGTACTAAATCGGTTGGCATTTATAGCACTATTACAAACTATGGTGTTTGGAGTAGTTTTATGAACAACTATGCAGTTTGGGTAAGTGCCAATGGTATCGGGCCAGTCAATCGCTATGTGGGAACAAAACGTTTGGTCACATTCCCAGTTACTGGCAATTATACATTTTCTGCACAGGCTGATAACAGCGTTATCGTCGGTGTTGATGGTGTACAAAAATTAACTTCTAGTTCTTACAGTACATCAACCACTGCCTCAGTCAGTATCACTCAAGGCAGTCATGTTATTGAGTTTTTATCGCTTAACACCGGTGGCATAGGCGGATTTGCATTGACCATAGCAGATCCCACTTCAAATATCATATGGACCACTAGAACACTATTGGATCCATCGTCTGGATTTGATGGCGGCCCTACCACAGTTACTGGTAGTTTTGGCACTATTACAGTTGCGGGCGGTGTTGCTGGTGGCGGCGCATACAATGACTATTCTCCTCCCGGATACTATGGCGACGGACAAGGTGGCGAACCTGGCGACGAAGACAGCACCGACGGTGCTGGCGACGGCGGCGGTGGCTGTTAATCAAATTTGACTTACTATGAACTTTCAAACATTCAATGACTTTTTACCCACTGAAATCTTGACTCAAATTTTACAAGAAATAAATCAACGCGGTTGGAACTACGGATGGAGGAGTCGAGCAGCTCGAAACTCCAATATTCCGTTCAGCCACTGGAATGTGGATTTTGCTGGCACTGGCGCAGAAAACGGAATTGATGTCAGCACCAAACTGCCCAAGGCGTTGGCAGCAGCTTGGCAACATATACAAACAAACCACTGCCCAACAGCAAGATTGGTAAGATGTTACGCCAATGGACACACATACGGCGTTGAAGGTTATCCGCATACTGACTCAATTCGTGCAGGAGACAAAACTCTACTGGTGTATTTGAATCAAACTTGGAAAAGGGACTGGGGCGGCGAAACTGTATTTTACAATGACGACGAAGTGTTACATGCAGAATTACCAAAATACAACAAGGCCATACTGTTTGATGGAAATATCACACATGTGGCCAAAGGTGTAGCAAGAGTATGTCCCAGTTTGCGTATCACATTGATGTTTAAAATATTAGAATCTGTTGATCCTGTACGAGATCAGTTACAGGAGTTTTTGTCTACAGTGCAAGCTGACGAAGCTGGACATTCCGCCAATACACTAACAGGGCACTTGCTACGAACTTATGATTTGCTAAAGCAAGCTGGACAAACACAAGAGGTCTGCAATGCTGGCGCCGTACACAGTATCTTTGGTACCAATATTTTTGCTTGGCACGATCGACTCAACTACAATGACAGGCCCAAGATTGAAGCAGTAGCTGGGTTTGCTGCAACTCGACTTGCAGAAATATTCAGTAAATTGCCGCGCCCGGGTGTGCTGGAAATGAATCTTGGCACATTTACTGGCAGTTTACTGGCTCTTGATGGTACCACTATGTCCATCAGCGCAGAAGATTTTGCTGCGCTGTGTGCAATTGAAGCAGCAAACTTACAAGATCAATCGGGACTAGACCCCTATCCCGGGCTCAAACAGCTTTGGGCGGAATTAAATAACAAATAAGGAGAAACATCATGGCAGGAGGAGCAGGTGGCGCAGGCGGAAGCCCGGGCGGTGTAGCAGGAGCATCGGGTGTAACACAGCCATATGGCAGCTACGACACTGTATATGGCGGTGCAGGTGGCGACAACGGGGCCACTATCAATGACGGGCCAGTGGTATTTGGTCCTTTTGGACAGGGCGGAGCCGGTGCCGATGTTTTTTCATCCTCGGGCAGCACAGGGAATCCTGGCGCAGTAGTCATAATCTGGGGCAAGGGCCTGAACGGCTAATCAGCATAAATAAGCTAAAGAGACAAAAACAATGACTTACAGTATTACGTTGACAAATGGAACTCCCTTAACCAATTTGCAGGACGGGGCCGAAGATTCAACCACCACTAGTTTAAATCTTGTTGGTAGAAATTATCCCGGATACGGACTGTTCCTTAACGAAAATTTTGTCAAACTGCTAGAAAATTTCAGTAATACGACACAACCGTCAAATCCCTTGCAGGGCCAGCTGTGGTGGGATAGTCAGAATAAAGAATTAAAAGTATGGAACTTGCCCACTGGCGGTGCAGCAGGCAATTGGAAAGTAATCAGTAGCAGTCAAACGGGCTCGGTTGCACCAGCAAACCCAGTTGTGGGAGATTTTTGGTGGAACACCAATACCAGCACACTCAGTGTCTACAGCGGATCGCAATGGATCTCTATTGGCCCTAGTAATGCTCCGGGAACAGTGCCATCTATTGCAGCCAACGTCACATATGATAATTTGTCAGCACCACATTATGTGGGCAACGTCACGGTCAATAACAAATTTGCTGGAGTTTTTAGTACTGATTCTACAGCATTTACGCCCGGTACCCCGTCGTTAACTGGCGGATTAACCACTGTCACTCCCGGTTTAAACTTGGTGGGCGGAGTTACTGCTGCCAACGTATCAACTCCGGGCGCTGTCACAGCCAATTCAGTTACAGCCAACACTCTCTCTGCTGGTACTTTGACCATATCCAATTCGTTGAGTGTGACTGGTAATGTCAACTTTACCGGTAATATCTCCTTCCCATCAAATCCCTCTACATTCAGCAACATCAGTTCAAGTATCACACCCAGTGCCAATTTGAGCTACAATTTGGGCAGCGTGACCAATTGGTGGAACAACATCTACGGTACTTCAATTCATGCACAATATGCTGACTTGGCCGAAAGATTTGAAGCAGATGCAGTGTATGACCCCGGTACAGTGGTTGAACTGGGCGGCGCAGCAGAAATTACCGCAGCGGTTAGCGATTTAAGCGAAGATGTGTTTGGAGTCATAAGTACTAGAGCAGCCTTTGTTATGAATAGTCGAGTAGGAGACGATCTTACTCATCCCCCAATTGCAGTGCAAGGACGTGTGCCAGTTAAAGTGATTGGCGTAGTTCGCAAAGGTGATCGTCTGGTCAGTGCCGGCAACGGCGTTGCTCGTGCAGGACTAAGAAGTGAAATCACAACTTGGAACGTCATAGGACGTAGTTTAGAAAATAAAGACACACTCGGTGAAGGCACAGTTGAAGCCGTAGTGAAATTGAATTCGTAAGGAATAAAAAATGGCATACAGTCAAGGCGGCTTAATTGCAGCAACAGATTACAACACATTTGTTGGCACAAGTCCCAGCAGCACACCAAACCAAATTAACACAGTTTGGGCAGTAGGTAGCGGATACGTAGGCTATGGCCAAACATCAATCACACAAGTAAGTAGTACAGGACTGGTCACCGCTACTCAGTGGGCCACAGCAGTTAACGCATTGAATAGTATTCGTACTCATCAAACTGGCACAGGTACAGGCATTGGCGCTCCAACTTCTGGTAGTTTGATTACCTATTTGAGTACTTTCAGCTCTAGCATTACTTCAGCGTATACCAATGCGGCCAGCTTCAACTCACAGGGTACAACAGTTACCGGATCAGTTTTTAACGCTTCAGTTACAGCAACCAACGGTACAGCATATCCCGAAACTACAATTTTAACTAGAACTATGACATTTGGTAGTGGAGACCAAGCACGTTATTTCTTTAATGCTGGCGGCCAATTGAATTTTGTTGTTACTGGCGTGACCAATAATGACAACACTCAGCGTAGCGCAGATGCTATAACTACCATGCTTACCAACTTTGGTGGCGTTAGCGCTTTCCGTGCAAACACAAACGGCGGACGTACTGGTACAGGCGGTACTGTTACTACCAACAACACCGCCGTTGGCTATTATAACCTGTCTACTTCAGTGCAGAACACACAGTATATTGCATCAGCCAACGTAACATACAATGCTGACTTTACTAGATTCTATGTAAGTTCAAACGGAACAAACTTAGCAGGTCACAATGATGCTGGCAGTGCAGTTATATTCCAACTCAACTATGCATCAACACACGCTGGTAGCTTTAACGATACATTAAACGTTACAGTAGGACATCGGGTTGACGTTATCTACCCAGAAACAACCAACCTTGCCAACACCTGGGGCGCAGTAGTTATATCCTAAATCTCTTGACATCTACACAGTAGTCAGTTATACTGTGTAGATGAGTACTGAACAACTACTTTCCCAAATACGTCAAGCCACAAGCTATCAGCAGAACAAACAGATTCTGCGAGAAAAAATCCAAACCGATTTACATTTTGCCTATAATGGTGGCTTGTTCAAAGTCACACCCGAACTGTTGGCATTCGTTGCCACTTGGCCTATAGATGAGCTGTACTTGGAAGATACTTACCAAAATCCCATTGAGATTGATCGTACAGTGTTTTTGGTACAAGCACAGCAACACTATCAAAAAGTAATGAACCGTTGGCATCAAGCACATGACGAACTCAAACGTATCCGTAAAGTCTAAAGGTGTTGTGGTGTTTGCGTTCAACACGCAAGTTGACTATGTGGCCATTGCTGACCAAACCTGTAGACTGATTGAAAAGAACTTGGGTCTGCCCATTACATTGATAACCGATCATGATGCCGACCCCAAATTCAATTACGACAAGGTGTTGCGAGTTGACCCACAGGGACATACATTTCGTACAGAAGATGTAAATCTACAGTGGCGTAACTTTGGTCGGTATCTTGCCTACAATCTCAGTCCCTATGATGAAACCATCGTGCTGGACACAGACTATTTGGTATTGGATGATAGCTTGCTCAAACTGTTTGAAACAGATTGGGACTATAAACTCATGCACCATAACAGTGATGAGAATGGGCCTAGTTATGAACTAATGGGTAATACCAGTTTGCCATTTGTTTGGGCCACAGTGGTGCTATTTAGAAAAAGCCCACAAGCTGAAATGTTGTTTGAACTGGTGGGCAAGATACAGCGCAACTACAACTATTACCGCCTGCTGTACAACATTAGAGAAGGTAACTATCGCAATGACTATGCCTTTGCCATTGCCAACACTATCATGAGCGGATACCATGTCAACGAACAGCAGGGCATACCTTGGCGTATGTTTACAGTGTCTGGACCAATTGAACGTATAGCGGCCACTGGGACACAGATTCATGTACACCTAGCCGACAAGGCCTTGGTACTGCCCCATCAAAATATACATGTCATGGACAAAGCATACTTACAAACTGACAACTTTAAGGACTTGGTAAATGAGCTCACAATTTAAAGAACAACAGGGCTTTGTGACTTTTGCAGTTAACAGTTTAGAAACTAACTATCTTGAACTAGCATATCTACAGTGCCTAAACGTAAAAGCAACACAAGAGCAAAATAGCTATGCTGTGATTGTGGACGAAGCAACTAACAAGTTAGTTACAGCGCAACACCGTAGAGTGTTTGACTATGTGATTGTTATGGGTGACATAAGCCATATTTTTGGCATACCCTTTGGTTACGAGGCCATGGTCAATCACTACACTCCATTCAAAGAAACCATCAAACTGGAAAGTGATCTATTGTTTACACAGAGCATTGACCACTGGTGGACTGCTTTTAGACTCAAGAACGTTTGTCTTAGTACTGGTGCAAAAAATTTTACAGGTGTTAGAAGCACAGTTCGCAAATACCGAGAAGCATTGGATGCTAACAGTTTGCCCGACGTCTATAACGGGCTTATGTATTTTAGATACAGTAGAGAAAGTACTGACTTCTTTTCAGTAGCAAACAGCGTATTTCACAACTGGGTTATGATATCGCAAGAGCTACGACAGTTTGACACTATCGTACCCAGCACAGATGTAGTCTATTCTATCACCGCAGAAATCATGGGTAGAGAAACAGTCACAATGCCCAGTATGGACTTTATCAACTTTGTACACATGAAGTCGGGCTTTAACGGCTGGAGCGACGCCCGCAGT